TCGCAAGGGACATCTAACCTTACGCAGAAAGAGCATAGAGACTTGGCGTTGTCTCTACGCAGTTACATAGGCCTTCAACGTATCGATAGAAGTGAGGATGTTTCTCTCATTTCTTATCGGGGTTCTTGTTCTCGTATGAGACCAGAGTTGTCTTTTCTGGTCCCAAAAGGAACAACAGATAAAGGTGTCCTAGATTACTTGAGTGTATTTAAGCTCAAGCAATATAGGCACCTTTATAAACGGTTCATAGATCTTTATGGCCCGGTGGTTAAGGGCGTTAAAGAAGAATCTTTCTTACCATCAGTAAGTTATGATGATGAGATAGAGAAGATCAATATTAACCAGTTCACACCGGTTAGTATTGCTCCTATGCACGCGTTATATGGTGGTGATGTCCATTTCCTTCAAGAAGGAGGTGGGAAGCTTAGAAGTATTGCTTCACCACACATCATACACCAACTGGCTTTGCGTAATTTTGGCAAAGCGATCTACCGAGTAGTACAGACCTTACCATGGGACTGTACGTTCGATCAGTTGAAAGCAGTACCGTTCGTGTCCGATGCCTTAAAATGTGGTCGAATTGTTCATTCTGTCGACCTAACATGTGCAACGGATTACTTCCCGTTGGATGTTCAAATCACATGTTTGCGTGCTATATTTGGAAATGTTCCAGATATAGAGCTCTTCATTGAGATTTCCCGAAGTTATTGGAAATCTGAATTGGGAGTTGTTAAGTGGAATAAGGGCCAACCCTTGGGTTTATATCCAAGTTTTGGTTCATTCACCTTAACTCACGGTTCCATTTTATGGTGGCTTAATGGATGTAAACATGACAATAAGTTCTTTGTCTTGGGTGACGATGTTGTCATCCTTGACGATGTTCTTTTTGCCAAGTATACTGATCTATTAAGTCAAATGTCATGTCCATGGTCCGAACAGAAATCATTATCTTCTAGTAAGCTTTCTGAGTTTGCTGGAAAGATAATCACTTCACGCGGTCACTTTGACGTTGTGAAATGGAGGAAATTATCTGATGATAATTTCCTTGATATCTGTAGGATGCTGGGACCTCTCTCACGTTTGTTAGTTACTAAACGTCAGAGAGTTGTCTTTGATGCCGTTAAACATTGTACGGCACCATTTGGTCTTAACTTTAGTTTTCCCGGGAGTAATCTCGAGAAGATGATGGAAAAGACTAGACAAATGAGTGATCCATCGTTAAATGTTGTTGGCTCCTTAATGGGGCTATCTAGTATTATTCGTAAGAACATCTACGAACGTACTCGAGAGGGTGTAAAGTATGATTTGGAATCCATACTCGACATTCTCACAACCTTCGACGAGAAGGTTATTCATGTACTCCAGTCTCTTACTGGTTGGGAAATCAGTAAGTTCCAAGGCTCTCCAAGTCTTGGAGGATATGCTGGGATACCTGAGG